AAGCAATAAAGGCAGGGGAAGAGATTGGTTCTCTGACTGGTCGGTTCGGTGCTGATTTTGATACTCTAATCGAAAAATATAACGAAGTCTCCTTGGAGCAAGCAAGGATTAATGATTTATCAGAAGAACACAAGAGGAGTGTATCAGATCTTGTTGATGGTATGGGCAGCCTTGTTGGCCTTACCGACAAGTTTAGCAACAGCTTTGTAGGAAAAATGGAAAGCACTTTTAGATTGTTTCAAGACACCTCGGCTGATGGACTTGCTGCATTGGATGATTTTAAAGCTAAATTCAAGACAATGTTTTCACTACAAAATATCGCAATGAACATCGGAAGCAAAATCTTCTCCGAATCAATGAAAGTTTTAAACGCATTTGACGCTGGTCTTGCGACATTAGCAGCAAAAACTGGAACTGTCGGTAAATTTAACGATGTACTCTACGACACACAGAGAGCAGGAAACCTGCTTGGCGTTTCGATGGATGGTGCAGCAAATGCGATCATTGCCTTAAATGCGGGGACATCTCAATTCGCCAAGCTATCAAAGCAGACTCAGACAGACTTAGCAATTTCCACTTCACAAATGGAAAAACTTGGAGTTAGTGCCTCAGATACAGCAGAGTTCATGGAGAACGCATTTAAAATAATGGGCATGGGTGCGACTGAAGCAATCGAAACTCAAACAGAACTAGCAATGGCTGGTGTTCAACTGGGTATTGGTGCAGATAAGATCGTTAAAGACTTCAACGCAGCATCAAAGACGCTTGCTGTATATGGAAAGGGTTCGATCAAAGTATTCAAAGGCTTGGCTGCTCAAGCTAAGGCTGCAGGGGTTGAAGTTGGAACTTTGCTCGGGATCGTTCAAAAGTTTGACACATTCTCCGGAGCTGCAGAAGGCGCAGCACACTTCAACGCACTACTTGGTACTCAATTGTCTACAACTCAAATGTTGATGATGACGGAAGATGAGAGAATGAAGACTCTTGTGCAACAAGTTCAAGCACAAGGTATAGCATTTGGAGAAATGGACAGGTTCACTCAAAAATCAATTGCTGCCGCAGCAGGTATCACAGATATGAACGAGGCAAATAGGATCTTTTCAATGAGCCTTGCTGACTATGAAGCAAATGCTGCCGAGATGGAAAACAACGCTGCAGCACAACAAAAATTTGACGATGCAGTTCAGGGAACCGTCAAGACAATGGATAAGTTCCAGAATCTCGCAACAGAATTAATCATAATGGTCCAACCTGCCCTAGAGAAACTTGGGGAGATCGCCGATTATCTAACGGACGCATTCCAAAATATGAGCAAAGAAACAAAAGAAGCTCTTGGGACCGCAGCGTTGGCTATCTCTGGTATCTTGGTGATTGCGCCACTCTTCGCAGTCGGTGGAGGTTTGATGGCTGGTCTAGCAGCAATTGGCCCAGCCATCGCAGGTATTGGAGCAGGAATTGCTACTGCGACTGCCGCAGTGACTGCTGTTGCTGCAACTGGAATTGGCGCTGGCGTCTTGGGTGCTCTTGTATTAGCTGGTGGTGGAATCGCAATGACCTTAGCTAGCATGGCGGATAGCAAGGCAAAAATGGCGGAATCAAATGCGAAAATGGTCAGTGAAGGCTCCGATACAATCAAAGCAATGGCTGATATTGGAAATGCGGACTTCTCAGGAATCGCAACGAAGTTTAGAGGAGCTATGCAGGAACTGACCAAAATGGGTTCGGACGTAAAAGTTACGTCAACATTGCAAAACCTTGCACTGATTGGTTCCAATACTGCTTTCGACATGACTGGTGCGAAAATTGCGGCATCAAGCACGAACGTAACGGCAAATGTGTCCAACGTATTCGATGGAATGAAATTGACTTTGGAAGCCGGTGGGCAACAGTTCGAGGCCTATATTAAAGATGTTGCTGCAAACACATCGATGTCAGTTTAAGGAGAATTAAATGACGAGTTATATTGATAATTATGCGACGAAATCAGGCGCAATGATTGAAATCTCAGGGGTGATCCCAGGCGCGAGTGTTGATTTTTACGCATTCATCACATCCTTCAACGACAGTTTGTCTTCGAACTGGACGGAAGAGCAAGTCTATGGACGCCAAGATCCAATTGGAACATTCCAAAATACCTCAAGGAAGATATCTTTGAGTTTTGATTTGCCTGCGGTGGATATCGCAGAGGCCAAAAAGAATTTGACCAAAGTAAACAAAGTAAAGCAGTTCATGTATCCTGCTTATCACACAAGTATCGCACCACCGTCAGGGTCTACGACGACTATCACTAGAAATGCTCTGTCTCTTGCGAAGTCACCTTTGGTTCGATTAAAGTTCGCAAACTTAATTCAAAATGGTTCCGAAAAAGGACTATTAGGTTGGATCGGTTCATTCAGTGCGACACCAGTCATAGACATGGGAATGTTTAATGAAGGGGAGGAAAGAGAAGGAAAGTTTTTCCCGAAAGTATACAACGTATCTCTGGACTTCACACCGCAACACGAATATGACTTAGGATGGAATTCAACTGGTGGAGAGCCTGTAACTTCTACATTCACTAAGTTCCCATATGATGGAGGATCTTAATTATGTCAAGACTTAACTCAAGAAGAATAGCTAAAAACAGAAATGAAATGTATGAAAAAATCTTTGAAGATCGAGGAGTGAAAGAAATAGAGCAATTCGCAACGCCTGTTTTGTCAAACCCTTCGCAAGAAGATATTGATAGAATCCCGACGATTACTCACTATTGGTCTAATGGCGAGAAGTTCTGGTATTTAGCTTCGAAGTACATGGGGGACCAATCTCTATGGTGGATTATTGCAAAATTGAATAATACTCCAACGGAAGCTCACCTCACAGAAGGAGACGAGATTAAGATTCCCACGAATGTTGCGGTTGCACTTGAGGTGTTAGGATGAGCCCAAATCTAAGAACGAGAACAGAAGGACTCTTAATGGGAAAATTTTCCCCGCAGAAAATATCTGCTGGACCATCCAACTTGATCAATGTGGACATAAAGAACATGCTATTGAATCCGTTTTTTATCGACGATTACATGACCTCGGATCTAGAAACGGCGATTGATGATTATTTAGCCGGCAGAGCAATCACAATCTTTGGGCCAAATTTTGAAAATGAAGAAGACTACAAATATGCTGTTTCCCACTGGTTGGTCTTGTCTGATGGGTTAGATGTGAACAATCCGGTCAATAGAGGATTCTTTGAACTCCTTTTGCTCTCCGTCTACTCAGACAAGAAGATAAACTACATTACTTATGATACCGACAACAACATCATCTTAAAAAAAATCGACCCGGTCAAGACCGAAATCGCAGAAAACAAAATAAATGACTCAATAACAAAAGCTATGAAAAATGGAACAGTAGGAGAATTGTTTAAAGAAACATTCTTGGGAACGCTCATAGACAGAGGGTACACCTACGATGATTTCAAGTTAAAATTGTCTGAAAAACTATCCGATAAACTTATCTCGTCTAGAGAGACTGGGTTTCAAGTGCAGACTAGTTTGTCTCCTGAATTTCTAGGAGAAACCAAGGACACCACAGCAGTAGATAAAATTCAACAAGTTGCTAGTGCGTCGGTCTCGGTGCTCCCTACAGTTACGGGCGCATTCAAATTATTTGAAATAATTGGAGATGGCGAAGGTCCACTATCTATAATTATAGATGGAGATAAGGCTTATTTGAGCAAAGAATATAAAACGGTTAATGTGACTCACGCCACAACCATACCTGTTGATAAATTGGAAACATTCAAAAAATTGACAAAATGGAACACAAAGGCCACAATACTTGGAAAGACAACTCCCCCCGAAGACCAAGACCCAGATACAGCGATATATTATACTGATGATCAGATCGACATCTTAGCTAAAGCGTTGAGGGGGAAGGATATTACCAAAAACCCTTTTAACTTCTACAGTGGTGAGTTTTATGACTCATGGGGAATTATTTTCGATAGTGATTATTGGACAGCATTTGGAGAACAATTGGGAGAAAATAGGTCCAAGTTCATCGACAAGGCCACAGGGCTCATAAAACTCTCTAATCCAGATCCCGAAGGAGACTATGATGTTTTACAAACGCCATTTTGGACCGGTAAACTTTTAAAAGAGTTCGAGGCGGAAGATGATACACCTGTAGAGTTTCCGCAGATCAACACAAGTACTTTGGTCGGAGGTACGGCCGCAATCATGACCAAGTACGGTGTAACCAAAATAAATGCTTGGAGAATGCTAACGGTCTTAAACAAGCAATATCCACTTGGGGGATCATCTAAGTGGAAGACGGGAAATATAAGTGTAAACGCGTTCAAACAGTTAACCAAGATGGGTAAGGTAGGAAAAAACACTCAGAGATTAGTGAGAGCAACTAAGGTCATAAGATTCATAGTGAGCCTAAAGGGTGTCCTTCTCGCATTCAACCTTGCTATGCTGGCTGGTTTCGGCCAGTCTCTTTATGAGGCAGCATCGGAACGGTCACAGTCAGATAGATTAGAAAGACTGGTTTTAAATAAATATCAAAACTTCCTGGGGAATGCCATACATGCGCTTGCGAATGGTAAATCTGTAGGTGCCTCGTTTAGAGCCACAGTAGCCGATGATGAATTTTTAAAAAAAACACTATCCATCTTCGCTATAGATAAGGATGTTGAAAGAAGATTAAGGTTGTGGAATAGGTTTTCTTTTGAATTAAGTAGAGATGAGAACTTTCTTGATGATAGCAATGTTGGTGCAGCCAAAGCCGCTGCTGATGATGCGATTGGAAAGGCTTTCGCCAATATACCTTTACCCGACATAACCACGCTCACAGATGAACAGATCCAAGACCGGCAAAAATTTTACAAACAATGCGCTTTAATGATGAACATGTCAAAGCTCGCAATACCTTATGAGGAACACATAATAGATCGCCAAGCATCAGAAAATCCTGATGGGCCGAACCCAGAAAAACCATTCGGTGGTAGATTTTGGAGAGCGACTTCAGAAAACAAAGAGCAGTTGATTAATAATATTTTTTCTTCAGAAAAATCCCAATACCTATTTGAAGCCCCTCCTCATATTATGACTCAACTTGTACCAAAATTTAGACTATATAAGGTACTAAATGATCCAGCCGGGAAGTTGCAAAGAACTGAGTTTATATTCCCGATGCATACCGACTTGTCAAGAAGTAAAAACTTTACAAACCCTCAAGCAGGAAGAAGTGGAACGGTAGTGGAGGGAAAAGTCCAATCTTTCTTGGAAGCTGAGTTTGACAAGGGAGATGGTGTTGGCCTTAAGAGTTTCACTTTAGAATTCAATGGAACAAATCCAGCAGAAGCTAGAAATGATGTTAAAGGTACCATGACCTTGTTTTTTCAGAGCTTCGCGGATTTCATTAGAGAGAGAAAGTCTTACAATGGAGATACCTTTAGTTTTGTAGACTTGATTGTTCAACCAGAACCAGACGATGATGAACGCGTACAAGGAGTACCCGTCACCAGCTTGAGACAGTATGACCCATCTTTTTACAGAATTATGGTGGAGACTGGATATAATGTTCCGGATAGTCTCGAAGGGATTGGAAGCGACTTACCTAACATCCGATCAGCAATCAAGAATATGAATAAGTCATTCTACTTATGTATGATAGATCACAGCTTTAATATTAAAAATGATGGGACTGTCGAAGTTAGTCTAACATATAGAGCGTATGTTGAAACTGCTCTTAAGAGTCTGAGATATGATGCCTTGGCGACGCCGGAAGTGATACATCAGAGACTAGTCAACGAAACGAAACTAAATGAATTGGCTATCTCGAAAAAATGCACCATTGATCAATTGACTGATGCTAAAAAGACAATCGCTGCTATTGAAGAGGTCCTGTTGAAGCAATCACTAAGTTCTATCATGAAAAGGTTGCAAAAAAATAATAAGATATTTAACTGTGTTATAGACGACAATCATCGGAGACAGTTTCTGGACAATGGATACTTCCGAGAGTGCGATATTTTAGGCACCGTTGCACTAGACAAAGACAAAGCCAATGCGAACTCTGGAGATTTAGGTATTGTACTTAACACGAGACTACCAGAGAACAGCAATGGGTTTGACTTTAACGACGCAGACAAGAATGACACTCTTGTTCAGTATTTTTTCTTTGGAGACTTGCTTTATACGGTCTTAGATTCTCTATACCTAGAGAGAGACAATGGTAAGGCAAGAGGTTTGGCAAACACGATGATTATCTTGGGATCTTTTGAATTTCAATTATTCCAAGAAACGCAGACTAATTCATTTAATATCTCTCATATACCAATTTCTGTTGAATTTTTCTCTAGATGGTTTGTCGACAACGTTCTAAGTCAAAAATCCACACGAAGGTCTTTTCCAATCTTGAACTTTATCAGATCTCTTTCAAACGCATTGGTATCAAATGCGATGCTAGAGGCATGTGTTAATCGCGATATCGAAAAAAGATTGATTTTTCAAACCGGACAATTTTCTTCATACTCAGACACCAAAGAAGACAAGATCGGTAGCCTAATTGGAGTGTCTAGAGCCAACGCTATCTTAGACACTGACGACAACAGGTTGCCTTCAAATATTGAGGGTGAAAATACAGTGCAGCCTGCGGGATTGCCTTTAGAGGGCAGCCCAGCTGGTGATTCAAAGATTGAAAACTTCTTTCACTATATCATATTGAACCCAAATGGATCAACAAGAAGCCACAAGGGAGTCGGGGATTATGCACTAGACATTGGTAGTGGGATATTTCATATTGAGATTGGATCAAACAGGGGACTGGTAAAGACAGTTCAATTTTCAAAAACAGATTTACAATATGTTCGCGAAGCTAGATTTATGCGCAATGGTGTTGACGGTTTATTACAATTATCTTCAGTTTATAGCGTGTCCATTGAGATGTTTGGAAATACACTATTCTATCCGGGAATGGATCTATGGTTAAATCCATATGGTTTTGGAGGGACTGCACTGGGACACCCTAGAACCGGCGGGCTTGAGAAAAAAAGGTCTCTTGCTAACGTTCTAGGTATAGGTGGGTATCACACAATCACCGGCGTATCCACAACACTTACTCCTAGTTCATTTACAACAAGCGTTAAGGCTCAACATTATTATTCTGGAGATAAAGAGAACAACTCTGTTGCTCCGTCCAATTCTGTGCCGGAAAGCAGTGATGAATTGCTCATTGAAACATTTGGTATCGATGCTGCCGCGAACAAAAACGCCGCAGATGCTAGATTCTGTGAGAAAGCAATTGTTGATTTACAAGAAGTTATGGGCGGTGCACCATTTGTTCAGGTCATTCCACAAGAAGAAATAGAAGCACAAACATCTACACCAGCACCAAGTGCACAAACTGCTGCGGCTACGTCAAGCAGCGTTGTAAGTCTAACTACTGATCAACAAGCGAACCTTCAAGGTTCTGCTGTAGATGGAGATACGAGAGTTGTTACAAGTCGTTCTAACACATTTACAAATATCGGTGGAAAAAACATCCCTCTAGAGATAGTCGCTTATAATAACGGGGAGATAGAATATGTATACAAAAATACTGATGGTTCCGAAGTAAGAGCTACAGAATATCCAACGGCGTAATACTTATATCATGAGCAACTTTAAAGGAAACAATAATTCGAAAGCACTCAAAACAGCTTTTGACAGAGCAAATTACAAACTCAATGCATTCTCCCCAAGTGAGATTCAAGTTGTGGATTTTAATTTTGCCGAGAAGTCATTCTATGGAAGAGTCAATAGGCAACTTGATCCAGTCATCGCGAACGAGTCTTTCTTAAGAACCTTTCACAATCAAGACTTTCAAATCATGAACTTTGTTGGTGATCAATTCAAAGAGATGTATATACGCTATGAGAACGCTTTAAACCTAAGTCTAATAAACAATGAAGATCCTAACCTATCAAAATTGACTGTTATTCGTGGTTGGGAAAGCCCGATAAAAGGATATTCCGATTTCATGGCCTCATTCATGGATGATTTTCTCGTGAAAAAAATGATCCCTATTGATAGGAAGATCGATTCATTCGAAACTTTCTTGAAATTTTTCGAAGCACATGTTCTCACTGAAGATATTGGTTCAAAGATAACTCTCTCAGGCTTCATGAAGTCCAAACAAAGCTCCGCCTTCAACACAGGTCTAGCTTTACAGTTAGCTCCTGTTGGTTTCGCAAATGATGCTAATAAAGAAAGTGCGATTCTAAACTCACCGAACTATGCATTCTTTATGAATATGGCCAAACAGTTTGGATTTTCCGTCAATCTCCAAAATCCCAGCGTGCTGGTGTCTGACTTAGCTCATCCAACTACAACAAAGTTTCGAGAAAGATATACATTGTTAACTGTTGCTTCAGTATTCGAAAAGCAATACTATAAAACAAACAATTTTGACTTTGACTTATTATCACAATACCTACTTGATACTTACAATTCATTTGTTTATCTAAGACCGAATTTAAAGGAAGTATATGTATGTAATAATAAAACTAAATCTAATATATCTAAAAGAAACAATATTAATAGTATAGATTATATTATATTATTATTATTATATATTAAAATAAGAAATATGGAAGAACTTTTTCCGTTTTCTGATTCCGAAATGAGATCTATCCACAACACCTCCATAAGATTGTTTGCGATAACACCAGAACAAGCAATGCAATTCATTGAATCTCAATTCAGAGACAGGTACAACACCAAGGAAGGGTCGCTGACCTATTACAAAAAAAAGTTTCACAAATAACTTGACAAGCCTGTTGAGATATGTTATTCTATTAGTACCGTCACACTTATTATAACACATTTCGGAGGACCCTGCAGATGTTTTTTCAACTTTTAGACAATAAATTAGATTGTGCTGGAACTTACCTAGACGGTCAGTTCATTTGGCAAAGAATTCCAGAAGGAATATCAAAAACGTGGTCATATTCAGACCACCTATTCGGTATGGATGTCGATTACGCTAGTTTGCTTGTTGAGGGCAAATCACTCGATTCTGTATGTCCAGAATTCTTAAGGGAACGGTGGAGTTCTGTTAGTAAATTGATGAAGTCTCACTTCAAGAGCTTTATCACATCGAAGATTGATCTTGACGATGTCTGCTTTTACGATGTCGTACCTCAGAAGCATTTGATTCACTACTTCGACACCAAGAATGAAATCACCAAGTGGATTTTTGATAACTACGAGAGACCTGAACACTACACTTTATTAAAAAACGCCCAAGCGGCCATAAAGGAATTGAAACGACACCCAATCAACCTTAATTCATTCGCTCTATATTGTATATCTGCAGATGATTTAAAGGCAAAGCATCTTTACAGTCAATTTGGCGAAACAACCCCATACATTGATTACAACTTGTTTGGAACAATTACTGGTCGACTAACAACTAAGAAAGATTCTTTTCCAATATTAAATCTTAAGACAGAACTCAAAAACCACGTCTATCCAACCAATGATGTGTTCTTGGAACTTGATTTCAACGCTTCCGAGATTAGAACAATGCTTGCATTGTTAGAACATGAACAACCAGAGGAGGATATTCATGAATGGAACATCAAAAACGTTTTTCGAAAAGATCTTAGCCGAGACGAAGCAAAAACAAAAATATTCGCTTGGCTCTACAACCCAGAATCTACAGCCATTGAATCAGATTACTACGATAGAGAAATACTCTTGGAAAGATATTATGACGCCGAAAGTGAAATGGTCAGCACTCCATTCGGGAGAACAATTGCAACTACCCCTAGTAAAGCACTCAATTACCTTTTACAATCAAGTTCCTCTGATAACACACTCGAACGATTTATCAAAATTTCTGGTTTCCTTAGGGCAACAAGATCCCATGTTACTGCGATTGTTCACGATAGCGTTATCATTGATCTTCATGCCGACGACAAACGACTCATCCCTGAATTAAAGGAAATATTTGGGAACACCCGCTTGGGCAAGTTCAAGGTTAACTGCTCAATGGGTAAGAGTTTGGGGAAACTAAAAGAGTTTTCATGGTAGTTGGTGATTTGGTTGTCCTTTCTGATTGTCAAACAACAGGATATAGGAACGGTGAGATTGGAATTGTGACTAAAATAGAAGAAGTCGGACAACTATTTAGGTTATATTGGGTATTTATGAGTGACGGGGTAGAAGTTCCAATGTGGGACACGGAACTTGAGGTATTCAATGGAGAAAGGGGATCTAGTAATTATAGTTGAGTCGTTGCCTCATTGGTCATGGTCAACATATACTACGGGCCACATAGGATTGGTGAGAAATGTAAGGATCGGCACAATAGATTCTCGAGACCCAATTTATGAAGTATTTTTCCTCCATAATAGTAAGACACATCCTGTTCTGAAGAGTTTTATGAAACTGTTGAGCGAATTAGATGAAAGAAGGTGATCTCATAACAATTTTTAGTAGTCCATGGGATGAACGTTCGCTTTTCGGATACAAGAATGGTGATGTTGCGATGGTTTTAGAGGTCTTTTCATACCCAAATGAGATTAGCCTACCATCAGTAAGAGTTTTTGTCTTTGCCTCAGAAAAGATAGTTACAATACCAATATTATACGCACAACAAATAGGAGAATGAAATGATTTTAGTAGGATTAGGAGAGGCTGGAAAAAATATAGCCAAACTCTTCAAGCCACATACCAAGAATTATAAAATAATAATTCTTGACGAAGATGACGGTATTGAAAAGAAGAGTACCGTGGAAGAATACGATGAAGCCACAATCAGATTTAAACAGAGAGGCCTCAAATCTCACGATGAAGCCATCCTGTTTGTTTGTGGGTCCGGTAAGGTTGCTGGTGCATCACTACGTGTCCTAGAGGCACTGAAGGGCTTTAAAACAACCGTATGTTATTTGGTGCCTGACGTTGAGTTCTGTTCGAAGAAAGAAAAGTTAAGACACAGGGTTCATTTCAATGTACTTCAAGAATATGTCCGATCAGGAATGATTGAAGAAATGTTAATATTGGACAACAAGACTCTATTGAGCATTGCTGGTGCAGGAACCGTTACGGACTATTATGAAAAAGTAAATTATTTTATCTATTCAACTCTTCAAAACCTCATGTATTGTTCACACACGGCTGCAGACTTTAATAGGCTTCATTCTAAAAAAGAAATATCGAGAATCTCTACAATATCATTTGGTTCTTTTGATGCAGAAGATGAAAAGTTACTTTATTCACTTGACAACATTACTGAAACATGTTATTATATTAATATAGAAGAAGAAGATTTAAACGCAGATGAGACAGTCATACCGAAATGCCAACAAATCGTTAGAGAGAACAATGCACGAAACCGGGAAACTTCATTCGCCATCTGGCGCTCATCTGAGGAAAGTCATTTGTACGCCAAACACTACACTCACTTCATTCAAGAGGTTTAACGTTAACATACGTACATTCTGCGGAAATTCGACATCTTGGGATATTTAAATCATAATTATTAATGAAGCAAGAGTTGCATCTTGCGACAAATATTTAGATTCTATCGGAGATTATTATGAACCAGAAACAAGAAATAAAAAAACAGTTGAAAAAACTATTACAATCTGAAGCTGAAATACTTTATCGGTTAGCAATCGATACCGCAACTCCGATAGAGGAATTAAATTATGTTGTGAATAAGATATTTGAAATGAGCAATCTCATTTTGCGGCTCAACAAAACACTTGAGGAAATACGGAAGAATGAAAATTAAAGTAATGGACATTGTTTATTGTCCAAATAGAAATTTATTTGGACAGATACACAGAATTAGAAGAGTAGATGTCCAAATAAAGTTTGTGACTGGGGATTTAATCTCAATTCACATAAACAGAATCACTTGGAACAAAGATCATTGGAGGATTAATGACTGACCAAATTTACTACAACATGTGGGGTAGCCAAAGCGAAGAGCACAAGGACTACTTTCGAACAATAGGAACTATCGCCAACTGGATTGGCTATGCACTGATAGGTCCGAGACACAGACCTTACACAACAGAAATTATGCCCTTGTCAAACATATCGGTACTACAAACAAAAGAAAAGTTTGGTTCACCTAGGGTTTACGTCTCATTTAGTAAAGAGACGCACCTGCAAGACGCAAGACATTATAGAAGCGTTTATCAGACAGCGATCAAGCTCTTTCCCCAATATGAGAAAGCGATTAGGGATGGAATGGATTATTCAAGCTACTTGTTTGATACTGAGGAAGAATTACGGCAATACATCGCAACTCAAATAGAGTGGGCAGAGAGAGTCAGAGACGGTGGCGAGACAAACGATGATTGGTTCACCGTAAAGATGGACTCAATTAGGGAAAATGAATCTTTTATAAAAAAAGTTTGCCTTTTTACTTGACAAGGCATCTTAAACATGTTATATTATAAGTATAACAAATAAGGAAAACAAAATGGAATTAGTAATAATGGCCTCTTTATTTATCTTCGGCTTTACTTTATTTTGGCGATGGATTGATGAGAGAGAGTAAAAAAACTTTAAAAAAATACTTGACAAGGTATCAAAACTATGTTATATTATAATAGTCAAACAATATTCTAGGAGGAATTATGACAAACACAAATAACACAAACACTATGACCGTATACACCGGCACTTTCGTAACGCAAACCGGATTTGAACGAACAATGAACTTTGTTCGCATTTCAGAAGCACCAGATGGTGTATTCCCGATGACCTTGCGTGAACGAAACTTAAAAGCCGGCTATGAAACCGTGTGGGACATTGATCGTCAACAATACCGCACATTCAACTCCAACACTCAAGTTGGAACTATCTCGAGTTCATCTCGTGATGTAAGCATTAGATTGTTTTAATACTCCGTTGGTTGAAGGTTTGCCGCTACCTACCAAAAGGCGGCCTGTTTTTATCGAACCTCCAAGGCTGATAAAAGGTTCGCGGCTACCTTCCAAAAGGCCGCTTTTTAGCACGCGTCAGTCACCTAGTGGATATGGTATCGCCCTTCTAAGGCGACGGGTAACACCCATCGTAGGTTCGAATCCTACCTGGCGTACCACTTTCTTACGACTAGTAATCTCCATAAGAGAACCTTGGAAGATGAATTCGTGAGATTTGAAAGAGGAGGTTATGTGATTATTTTTATAATAACATTGTTGGTTTCGTATGAGGATCCTCAAATCATCGAGAGCGAAATCAAACCACCTCCTCTTTCTTCACCTTATTAGCTCGACTGTACGGTTGCAGATAACTAACGTGGGCAGGCGCTCTATAACGTTAGAATTGTGGGGTTCAAATCCCTACTCGAGCATAAATTTTATAAAACTAGAAATCTCAAAAACTTTTTTCGACACTTTTTTGAGATTATGAAAAAAACTTTAACTTTTTACTTGACAAGCAAGTCAAAACATGTTATATTATAGTATAACAAAAACGAATTACAAATGGGGGTATGGTTGAAACCCTGCCTACCTTAGTGATAAAACACAATAAAATAAACAAACCATATAGGAGTATATTATGGCTATAGATCTAAATGCAATGCGAGCTAAGCTCGATCAATCAAAAAACGGTGGAAAATCCTCCGGACGCAAGAGTACAATGTGGAAACCAAGTGCTGGTGACCAAATGATTCGTATTCTACCAACAGCGGATGGCGATCCGTTCCGTGAGTTCCACTTTCACTACAATGTAGGGAAGAACCCTGGAATTTACTGCAACAAGCGAAACGACGGTGGCGAATGTGCCATCTGTGATTTCGCATCAAAGCTTTGGAGGGATGGCGTTCAAAGTGACGACCAGAACCTCAAAAACGAAGCTAAGAAAATGTTCGCTCGAAAGCGATATTATTCACCTGTTCTTGTTCGTGGAAACGAAGCCGACGGTGTAAAAATCTGGGCTTATGGTAAGACCGCTTATGAAACCCTTTTGGGCTATGTATTGGATCCTGACTACGGAGACATCACTGACTCTCAAACAGGAACTGATATTAAGTTAACTTATTCAATTCCCGGAACACCTGGTTCTTTTCCAAAGACAGTCTTGCAACCCCGCCGACGTCCATCTATCTTATGTGACGACAGCATCGCAGACTGTCAACAATTGTTGGATTCCGTTCCTGATATCGACAACTTGTTTGATGTCAAGACTCCGGAAGAAGTGCAAACTCTGCTGGATGGTTACCTGTCCTCCGACGGTTCAGCAGAGTCCTCTTCCAATGAGACTCAACAATATAAAAAGAAAACAGGAGCAGACGTGGATAAAGCATTCGCCGCTTTCATGAGTGAAGACTGATATATCCTCCTGTGTTGTTAGGGTTTTGCCGTTCCCCCGTGATCAAAGGAACGGCTTTATGTCGCACAAGATCAACCTCCTCGTGGTGTGCGATGGGAACGGGTAATGCCGGCTAAGATCAATAAATTTTATTTATGCGTTATTAAAAACAATAATACATGAATGATAATAACATTTAATATTAAATTATAGGAGCAGAAATGCAAAATTTTAAAGCAAAAGACTTCATTCAAAATGAAGCACACAAAATCCACATCGACCGAGCCTTCCAACGAAGATCGTGCTGGTCAGACCACACATGTCGACAATACATATTGTCTGCGAATAGAGGTCGAACACCATATCCAGTTGTTGTGGCTAGTGTTGAAACAGGACTTATCGCTTCAGAAGATTCTGGTGACTTAGTCTCTGAGCAGAAATATCAATTCGTACAAGGCCTTAGAAAGGACTATGTGTCTCTCGATGGACAAAACCGAGTTGAAGGGTGGCGAAGACTCTTTGATGATGAATTAACTTTGATCGGCACCTTCATTGATGCAGATGGAGCCGAAGTTGGAATTAATAACAAATACTATAGTGGGCTTCCGTTAAGGTTGCAAGATGCACTTAGAGATACTGCTATTTCTATTTCCATTATGCACAAGTGTTCATATTCAAGTCTTCATGACATCTTTGTTAATATTAACTCAGGAGATGCACTGAATCCTCAAGAAAAGAGAAATGCGATAAATACTCCAATATCTGAATACTTCAGAAAAATGTCGGAACGACCTGATATCGCAGAAATGTGGCCAAAGATTGCTGGTTTTAAGAAAACTAACATACAGAGATCACAAGACACAGAATGGGTAGCTATCGCATATATCGCAACACTGCAGGAGCATCAAACAGACGCTAGAGACTCCAAGTTGGATGAATTCTACAATTTGGGAAAAGGAAAGGAAAATAAAGGCATAGTACAATATTCTCCTTACTTTCGAACCAGATTTAGTAACATATTAAGTCTAACTTCAAACTTGGTTAAGCATTCAAAAACTAGTTCGACTAAGTCAGTCACCCAAAAATCTTTTTGGGGCTTGTTGATGGTTGCTGAATACATGGTTGACAATCAAATAGTAATTTCTGATTATGAATCTTTGATTAATGCATTCAAGAATGTGGACTCTCAACTCTCTAGTGAATCTAGCGTTCAATATCTTAAAGATTTGGAAAAAGCAAATAAAAATGGCGACTCTGAACCATCGAAGTCAGGATATTACTTCTTTAACCAAAGCAATATAAAGGGAATGAACAGTAGAAATTCCAGAAGAGCATTGCTAATTGATCGACTGATTTCTAGTGAGGATTTTAAGTTCATATTGGAACTTGAGAAATCACTACTAGCAGTGGAAAATTCAGAAGAAGAAGCGGCTTAGGCTTTTTCGATAAACCGCAGGAAGGCACGGGTTTACAGGTGCCTTTTTTATTTAAAGGAGACAACATGTTATGGAAAAGAAATATTGACAGTAATATAAAATCTGTTGAATTAAGAAGCAGCCCGGTCATCATCAGAGTTAACAAGTTTGATGAAAAATCAGCGAAGGAGTTCGCAGAGAAGATGGCTTCGGCACACAATACGGGTCAATCTGTTATTCCAGTAATCATTGATTCTTATGGAGGTCAAGTCTACTCTCTCATGAGTATGATCGCATCCATCAAGAACTCTGAATTACCGGTAGCAACCATAGTCGAAGGAAAGGCTATGAGTTGTGGAGTCATTCTGTTCTCTTGTGGAACCGAAGGATATCGATACATAACAGAAGACGCAACATTGATGATCCACGATGTAAGTTCCGCCTCATGGGGTAAGAACTCGGAGATTCAAGCAAGTGCAGAAGAGGTGAAGCGTTTGAATGAGAAGATTTACAAAATCCTATCAGCAAACTCAAACAAGTCAGAGAAATGGTTTAACAAACAGTTAAACGAGAAAGGTCGTGCCGACTGGTTCATTGAATCTAAAGAAGCGATTGACCTTGGATTAGCCGACAAAGTTGGTATGCCAAAATTAGAAATAAATATAAAATTAGATATAAAACTAAAGGAGGTAACATGATGTTACTACTAACAATGCTCTTTGCTTGCGGAGAGAAGGAAGTCACAAACAATGTAGACTCCACAACTACAGCAGCCGAAGTTGCTACAATAGAAACGAAGGAGACAACTAATGAAAAAACTGCAGACGTTACAGTCGAAGTTGCTAAAGATGTTAATGCTATCACACTTGAGCAACCTAAAACAGAAGTCACTTCGACTTCAACCAAAACTACTAATACAAACGAAGGAGTAACAAATGATTAGTTTATTAATAACAATGTTCTTGGCCTGTGGCGACAAAGAAGAAGAACAAGATACAGCAGTAGATGCTGAAGAGACAACCGAAGAAACTGCTGAAGAAGTAGAAGACACGGCATCCGAAGGTTCCGAAGAGGAAACTGAAGAAGAGACTGAGGAGACCGAAGAAGGCTCTGAAGAAGGTGAAGAGTAATGACCAAAGCAGGTAAGATTGACATTAGTTCTATGAAGAAGTTCATCAATAAAAAAGTTGGACTGAACATAGCACACAACCTTAGTGAAGACAATCCTACTGCTGTCACAGAATGGATTCCAACTGGTTCACGCTGGTTGGACTCTATTATCTGTCGAGGTAAGATGGCTGGAATTCCCGTTGGGAAAGCCACTGAGATCGCCGGCTTATCATCAGCAGGCAAATCTTACATGGCTTGTCAAATTGCTGCGCAAGCACAAAAGAAAGGCCATTTTGTCATTTACTTTGATGCGGAGTCTGCTATTGACCCGGCATTCCTATTGAGTTCTGGCGTTGATATTGAAAACCTCTTCATGTATGTTCAGGGAGTTTCCGTCGAGAAAGTTCTTGAGACAATTGAAGACCTGATGACGGAGTATTCGGAGACAAAATTTTTGTTTATTTGGGACTCAATCGCAGCTACCTCTTCCGAGAAAGAGTTGGAAAGTGATTTTAATCCCCAGTCAACAATGGCCGTGAAACCAAGGATTTTTGCGAAAGCATTTCCTAAATTGATTATTCCGTTAGCAGATCACCAATGCACAATGTTGTTGATTAATCAGCTTAAGACCAACATAACTTCAAACATTGCTGAGGCAATGACCACGCCCTACATTGCTCCAGGCGGTAAGGCAATCGGTTATTTCTGTTCGCTACGCATTTGGTTAACAAAGCGAAAAGCGAAGGCTTCTTATGTAACTAATGGAACCGGTGTTCGCATTGGCTCTGAGGTAAAAGTTAAGGTTGAGAAGTCTCGCTTCGGATCTGAGGGGCGCACATGTGGCTTTAAGATCTTGTGGGGAAATACGGTCGGAATTCAAGATGAAGAATCGTGGTTGGAAGCACTAAGGGTCTCAGGTTCTGATCGCTTTAAGCCGGGAGCTTGGAACAAGATTTATGACGCGAATGGAAAGGAATTCAAATTCCAGAAGTCGCAATGGATCAACAAGTTGCAAGAACCAGAGTTTCGTTCTGTTGTGCTTGACATCATGGATGAGGAAATCATAAGAAAATTTGAGTCTGAAGGCAAGAACTTTGGACTTGAAGGTGAGGACGAAGAAGGTTAGATCCCGAAGTTACTCATGAACCCCTTCTCTTCGGAGTTGGGGTTTTTTTTGTTTTTAAAGCACTATTTAATATCATCAATGGAGAACTCGCGATGAACCCAAAAAGACAAGTTATTGAACAAGCAATCATGGATCTTGAAGAAAACAGAGAGGTGGTAAGACAAGTCTACGAAGAATGGGCAAACATGTCCCAAAATCCAGGACCGGACTACTACCAAAGAGTTGATGAACTAGACGCCGCTATGCAAAAAGCACGAGACGAACGAAAAAACATAGCAGTTAGGATTTTCCACAGCTGGGTGCCGGGCATCCAACTCAGCCATCCAAATGAAAAATATTATGATCCCAATCCAACACCTATCTTTAGTGTTGGCGACTTTCATAGAGGGCCTGGTATTCCTAGAACGATCCCAGCGATCACAGGTGCGCTATCCAACCACGCCCGTAATGGAGAAAAAATCTTGAGAAGAATTGATAAATTTATTAAACAACTAAAAGATAAAATGAAAAGAAGAAAAGACCTGCAAGAGAACAATTTATTTCAACTCACAGAAGCAAAACTAAAACAAATGATAGTGGAAGCAATTAAAGAATTAATTGGTGTAAGAAAATGAAACCAACAGAAGGTTGCTAGGGACTTTGACACCGATGAAGTTACTCATAAACCCCTTCTCTTCGGAGTTGGGGTTTTTTTTTACCCTTTTTACTTGACACGTCGCCTTAGACATGTTATATTATCATACGGAGGACATATTATGATAGATATAATTGATTTATATAGAAATTTTTGTGCTAGCAAAGGAGTTCAATTCCAATTGGACGACAATGTCCGGCCTTACGACAATACAACATTGTTTTGCCCTGCAGGAATGCAGCAATTCAAAGAGAGGTTTAAGTCGGAAGAGACGGGAACACTAGCAAACGTGCAGTCATGCATAAGACTCAATGACCTTGAGGAGATAGGTGATGGAACACACTATCTTTATTTTGATATGATAGGGTTATTCTCTTTCAGGACTCTTACGGTTCAGCAGTCAGTTGACTTTTGGATGGAGTTCGTCGAAGACACCCTAGGGATCAAAGTAGATTACGTTACCATCCATCCGGATAAGATGGAGGATTGGAAAAGCCTTTACGAAAACTATGATGTAGAAGTCAGACCAGATGAAGAGTGCAAGTGGACCGATGGACAAATTGGTGGCTACTGCACAGAGTTCTTCAAGGACGACGTCGAGATTGGAAACATCGTAAACCCACTTGGAACGTGCATTGACGTCGGATTTGGTCTTCAAAGACTTAACATGTTCGTCAATGGAGATAACGAAGAGACAAGGGAAGAGATCCTAATCCAAGCATGCGAGAAGCTTCTTTACTCTGGTTATTACCCAAGCAACAAGGAGCAAGGTTATGTGTTTCGCAAGCTTCTCAGGGAACTCTACAGATTGGGTTCAGATTGGGATAATGAACACTACCTTAAGGAGAAGAAGAGACAAGACAAGGTTGTAGAAAACTACAATAGAAACAAGGACAAACCCAAGTTTAAAGACAAGTCCAACGAGTGGTGGTTCGACACCATGGGAATAGATATTGATTTCATAAAAAGTCTGGAGGACAAATGAAAAATGTAATAATAATCGATGCGCTGAACATGTTTTTGCGTAGCTATGTAATAAGCCCACAGCTGGACAAAAATGGTATGCCCATCGGGGGCACCATAGGCTTCTTAAAGAGCCTTCAGAAGGTAGCTAGGGACTTTACTGCTGATGAGGTTATAATAGCCTGGGATGGCCATGAAGGCTCTCAGAGACGACGTTCGATGAACAAGAACTACAAAGGCGGAAGAAAACCGGTGAGATTCAACCGAAGAATGATAGATATACCTGAAGACAAAGAAGAGGCCAATAAAGGATATCAGCAAATTAGACTTATGGAATATCTAAATGAAATGCCTGTGATCCAACTTGTTGCAGACTTTACGGAAGCGGATGATATTATTGCGTTAGTAATTAATCATCCAAAGTATGCCGGTTGGAAAAAGACAATCATATCAAGTGACAAAGACTTTTTTCAATTATGTCGAGATGATGTTCAAATTTACCGACCAATTCAGAAAAAAATTGTAACTGAACAAACTGTCGTAGAACAATTCAAGATTCACCCAAAGAACTTCGCATTAGCACGAGCCATCGCTGGCGATTCGTCGGACAATTTACCGGGGATCAAAGGAGCAGGTCTTAAGACTATTGCGAAGCGGTTCCCCTATCTCATCAGAGAGGACGAATATGAAGTCGGAGATATTGTAAAGGACTGTGTGATGGTCGGAAAAAAGCTTAAGATCCACGAGAACATTCAAAAGGATGAGCAGTTAATCAAAGACAACTATGCGATCATGCAATTACAATTCCCAAACATCAGGCCGATGAATCGAGAGATCATCAAAAAAGCAATCAATGACTTCGAACCAACATTCAATAAAATAAAGTTCACACAAATGCTCTTTGTTGATGATGCCGGCCATCTCAACTTCACAGACTTGCAGTTGGTGTTTCGAAGAATAAATAAGTGAAAAAACTTGACAAGTGAACCGTTATAGGTTATAATTATATAACCGATAAAAGTCTGGGAGGACAAATGAACGAATTTAACAAGAGCGAAACCTTTATGCGTTTCGGAAAAAACTTTCAAGAAAACTTATGCCAACTCATGTTGGAGGATCGACCATTTTTCGATCAAATTACGGAAGTTTTAGATATCACCTTCTTTGAAAAGAAGTATTTGCAAATTTTCGCACAAACATTGATTAACTATCGCAACAAATATAATACTCATCCAAATAACGAAGTGATGATGACTTTGTTGCGAACAGAATTAAATCACCATGATAAAGCTACGCAAAAAGATGTGAGAGAGTTCTACGCTCGTATTCATACATCTGACGGAGTAGAAGAACTTGATTTCATCAAGGACAAATCTATTGATTTCTGTCGTAAACAAGTCTTAAAGCAAGCAATGATGAAATCAGCAGCGTTGTTAAAGTCTTCCTCCTTTGAGGAAATAGAGAAACTTATCAAAGATGCACTCGTCCTTGGTACAGATAATAATTTTGGTCATGACTTCCGTAAAGATCTACTCAAGCGTTTTGAATCTGTAACAAGAGATCCTATTTCAACAGGATGGGCTCGAATGGATGAGATTGTTAAGGGCGGCCTTGGCAAATCAGAACTTGGTGTAGTTGTAGCTCCAACAGGTGCTGGAAAGTCAATGGTTCTCGTTCACTTGGCCACACAGGCTCTCTTGCAAGGCAAGACTGTCGTTTATTACACTTTGGAACTTAAAGATACGACAGTTGGTCAACGATTTGATTGCTGTATAACTGACGTACCACTTCAGGAACACAAAGAGAGACAAAAAGAAATCGTCAATAAAGTAAAAGACCTTCAAGGTACTCTAATTATCAAAGAGTATCCAACCAAATCAGCTTCCGTTTCAACTCTCAAAAATCACATTGAGAAATTACGGAAGAGAGGCATTGAGCCTGATATGATCTTGGTTGACTATGCCGACTTATTGCGACCTCCACGGGCAACCGGAGAGAAGCGTCATGAGTTAGAGGAGACCTACGAAGGTCTTCGTGGGCTTGCTCAGTCTTATGAGATCCCTTGTTGGACTGCATCTCAAACAAACCGAGGAGGTCTCAATGCTGAAGTTATCACTATGGAAGCGATCTCTGAAGCGTTTAACAAGTGTTTCGTTGCTGACTTTATCTTTTCTCTATCGAGAACTGTGCAAGACAAGCAAGCGAACAAGGGCCGCCTTTTCGTTGCGAAGAATCGGAACGGCCCAGATGGCCTTGTGTTTGATGCTTTCGTTGATTGGTCTGACGTTACCATCAAGATATTGGACAGAGACGAATCAGCAGAGAGAATGCAATCAACGTCGGATGCGTTGCAAATGCTCAAAGACAAATATGCGAAAGCAGGAAAATAAAACAAACATTTACAGGAGTAAGTAATGGATTTAGAGAAGAAGATTTTATCGGACATCACCGTCCACATGAAGTATGCACGATACATGGAAAAGGAACACCGCCGAGAGAACTGGGACGAATTAGTTACCAGAAACATGCAAATGCACATCAAAAAATTTCCCAGTTTAGAACAAGAAATTCGTGAGAACTATAAGTTTGTCTACGACAAGCAGGTCTTACCATCTATGCGTTCAATGCAGTTCGGAGGAAAGCCAATTGAGGTTTCTCCAAACCGCATCTTTAATTGCGCATACACACCTGCAGATGATCCCCGAGTGTTCGGAGAGATCATGTTCCTACTGCTTGGAGGAACAGGCGTCGGCTATTCAGTACAACACCATCACGTAGAAAGTCTCCCTGAGATACATAGACCATCATCAAAACGAACACGTAGGTTTCTAGTTGGAGACTCTATCGAAGGTTGGGCCGATTCCGTGAAGGCTCTAATGATGTCTTACTTTAAAGGCACATCCCGATTACGTTTTGACTTTTCAGACATCCGTCCGAAAGGTGCGAGACTAGTTACATCCGGTGGTAAGGCACCCGGTCCACAACCACTTAGAGAATGTCTAGTAAAAATAGAGGGAATTTTAGATGCGAAAGAAAACGGTGACAAACTCACTACTATTGAGGTTCATGATATCATCTGCTATATTGCGGATGCGGTTTTGGCGGGGGGTATTCGCCGCGCCGCCCTTATATCTCTATTCAGTGCTGATGACGAAGATATGCTCTCGGCAAAAGCAGGGGCATGGTGGGAACTCAACCCTCAACGAGGACGAGCAAACAACTCTGTAGTCGTAATGCGACATAGAATTGATAAGCCAACTTTCATGAGTCTATGGAAGCGTGTCGAAGAGTCTCGATCAGGAGAGCCCGGATTCTACTTTTCCAATGATAAAGATTGGGGATGCAATCCATGTTGTGAGATTGGTTTAAGACCAAACCAGTTCTGCAACTTGGTTGAGATAAACGTCTCAGATGTAAACACCCAAGACGAGTTAAATGCTCGCTCTCGTGCAGCATCGTTCATAGGAACGCTTCAGGCGTCCTACACGGACTTTCATTACCTTAGACCTGTCTGGCGTCGTACAACCGAGAAAGATGCGCTCATCGGCGTCTCAATGACCGGCATTGCATCTGGCGGTGTGCTTGAGTTAAACATGACTGAGGCCTCTTTGGAAATCTCAAAGATGAACCGTCAAGTCGCAATGCAAACCGGTATCAATCAGGCTGCACGACAAACATGTGTTAAACCAGCAGGAACAACTTCTCTTACTCTTGGTACATCAAGCGGAATTCACGCTTGGCACAATGACTATTATATTAGAAGACTTCGCGTTGGAAAGGGTGAAGCAATCTATTCGTATCTCGTCAATAACCTGCCTGAGCTCATCGAGGACTGTCGCTTTAGACCACACGACACTGCTATCCTATCTGTGCCGCAAAAAGCTCCTGAAGGGGCAATAACGCGCCACGAAACAGCACTTGATTTGCTCGAGAGAGTAAAAAAGGTTTCTTGTGAGTGGATCAAGCCCGGCCACAAGAAAGGGAACAACACTCACAACGTCTCAGCTACAGTAAGCATCAAAGATGATGAGTGGGAAACTGTTGGAGAGTGGATGTGGACTAACCGTGGAGTCTACAATGGCCTAAGCGTGCTCCCGATGGATTTGGGCAGTTACGTCCAAGCCCCTTATGAAGACTGTGACGTTGAGACATATGAAAAGATGCTCTCGTTGGTCAAAAATGTTGACCTAGACCTAGTTATTGAAATAACAGATGAGACAGATCTGTCGGGTGAAATTGCATGTGGCGGTGGAGCCTGTGATATATTTTAACAGGAGAAAAGTATGAGAGAACAATTAGAAAAAATTATTCATGATCTTAAAGAGGTGATGGATGACTTGGACAAAATCGAAGCAGGGTCATATGGTTATAAATCTGCAGCCCCTAGAGCCCGAAAGACTCTCATGGAGGCTTCAAAAGAACTTAGAGAAGTTCGAACAGTAATTCAAGAAGCAAAAAAATCTCACGAAGAAAAGTGAAAGTTTTTACTTGACAACTCAATCACAATATGTTATATTATAAACAAGAACAGTTAATTTTGTTCCCAATATAACATATTGTGATTTTTTTATTTGGAGGAAAAATGCATTTTGAACCACACAACCGACACCTATGGATCTTACCGTTGAACGAAAAGAAAGAAGACAAAGAAGCACCACTCTTTGTGATGCCTGAAGAATACCAACCCCCCAAGTCTCCATATATTATAGGAGAGGTGATAGGTATGGCTGAAGACTGCTCCATCTCATTAAAGATCGGAGACTCGATCATAGCAGATAGAACTACGGTTCAGGAGATAAAAGCCGGATCTGAGACTATTTACGTCGTTAAAGAAAATTATGTCTACGGGAGACTAGAAGAATGAAACTTACAACTAAAAAGCTAAAAAAAATGATATACGAGGTTTTAAGCGAAGCACAAATAGGCTCTACAGATCAAAACTTGGATAAATTATTAGGCACTCTACAATCAGAAAGTGGACCTGCAACCGTTGCGATAATTACAGCAGAAAATCCACCTGCGAAAGTAATAGATCCAAACGACGATAAAAATCAAGGATCATTCCGCAAGATTAGACGTCAAATCAATGATGTTAAATTAGATTGGGATAATTCAGCAAAGATGGCCGAATTAAGACAAGACCTAGACTCTTTAAATTTGGAGTATATGGAAGTTGACGGAGAATATTTTGGACCAGAATTAAGCTTTTTGGTTTTTGATATCGATAAGATGGATGCGATTAGGCTAGGTAAGAAGTATTTACAGGATGCGATTGTGTTTGGTCAAAAAATGAAAGCAACGAACCTATCAGATTACGATGCAAATTTTGAAGACCCAGACTTCAAGGACAGATCGCCTGACTCCATCATGTCTCAACCACCACAAGGATCTTTCAAGATTTGGATGACCTTTACTATGTTTAACTTAAGAGCGAATCACTTCAGCGGTAGAGATTATAACTATGATCCATCGGCCATCACAGACTATCATGTTGAGGATGAACGAGATATGGTTCTTGCGGGAGCAAATGTCCAACAAGCAACGAATCTATTTACTTCTTCGAGAACCGGTAAGAAGTTTCAAATTCCATTTTATTCGGATGATCCATCAAACGCTCCGATGAGCGATGATGACTTATACAATAAGCGTCCAATTACGACTTAAGGTAAGAAAATAAAAATATAGAGGAATCATGAAAGAAATAAAACTTTACGGAGACGGTATTGGCAAGGTCTCTTATATCCAACATGTTGGAGATGATAAGATGATAGCTAATGCCGCTCGTGTGTCCTTTGGTCAAGATAACACCAAGCCCTTAACTAAAAAAGATAAGGGTTTGATTAAGTATTTGATCAAGCATAGGCACACGTCACCATTCGAGCACAACTCGATTACATTTATGTTTGAAGTTCCAATGTTCGTAAGGTCTCAGCACATGAGACACCGGACTTGGGCTTACAATGAAATCTCACGACGATACACTGAAATTGACCTGAAGTTCTATGAACCAAAGGCTTTCAGAACTCAACATGAGAGCAACCGTCAAGCTTCCAATCTAGATGGCTTGATTGATCCAGTAATTACACCACGGTTTGCCGACACTTACATTAAGTCATCAGACGCCATGGTTGCTTTTCACAAGCATGCGTTGGATCTATTCAACCATTTGATCGCTAAAGGAGTTTGTCGAGAGCAAGCGAGAGGAGTTCTTCCTCAAAACCTTTATGCGAAGTATTACGGAACTGTTAACTTGTCGAACCTACTTAAGTTTATAGACCTTCGCACTCATGAAGGTGCCCAATGGGAAATACAACAGGTAGCAAAATCATGTTTAGAGATCGCAGAAGAAATCTGGCCTTATTCAATTGGTGCTTATCGTGATTTGCGAGGGACCTAAGTTTTCAATTGGTGACCTTGTCATGTTCCGTCAAGATTTTATTGGTGAACTAATCGACGGCTTAGGAATTATAGTTTCCGAGCCTCAATTGATGTTTGAACACGACTGGCCTACAAAGTCAGGTTTTCCAAATGAATTTTGGTCTTACAATATTAAGATCGATAATGAACTATTTAAAATGGTACCAGAACAATTCTTAAAAGGACTAAACAACGATGTATAAGGTTAAAATTATAAATGAGAGTAAGCTACTATCTGAGGACAACAAAGGATTGTATGATTTGATCGGAGTAATGCCTGGTAGTTTGGATTTGTTTCTAGAAACCTTTACCTCTACCAATCCAACATTTAAAGATTCATTGAAAACTTTTATTAATAAAAATTTTCAAAAATTGATCGATGACCTTGAAGAAGAAGATATCCCACCCACGGGAACTAGAGGCTATAAGACCCCCTTGTCGAAAGTCAAAGCGCTATTGGCTTCTGGAGTTACATTTTGGTGGTTTAGATTGTTTGGACTAAAAATAGTTCGTAAGATTATAAGATTTCAAGTTGTATCATATTATATTGAACTCGAAGAGAGACTTGAAAACATAAGTTACGAAGGAAGAGGTTATTCTGAGTTAACATCAAAAGATTTTGCAAAACTACCAAAAAAAGACAAGAATATCATATATGAAAAGCATTTCTGGGAAGACTACTTGAATTTTTTCTTTAGTAACCAGATGTCTGTTGAATTAGAACTCGGGAAAAAATATGTTGGTGGAGCTGGTAAGGTATCAGGTCTATATGGTCAAATGAATGATTGGTGGATGTCTACTGATGGTCGTGGACTCATGAAGTCTGAAATGATAGAAGAAAGAGACGAATTGAGAAAAACATTTAGCAAAGACCCAGACTCTGAGGCTCCAAGCACCGAGAAGGAACCACAATGGTTTGCCAAGGGCGAAAATGCTTGGGACGACGGAGCAACCGGCTACGACACACCAGAAGAATTGATCAAGCAGAGAAATAGCAAAGGTGATCTTGACTCATAAGATACCAAAGTTAATCATTGGTCGATCCCTAGAGTCTCTACTATATGCGTGGAGAACTCAGACAAAGATCGTAGTGCAAGATCCCGAATATGTATTTCGACACGATTTGAAACTGCTGGACTACGACTTTGGATTTATGAACGCAGATGACCCCAAGCAGCTTTATAATAACTTAACCTTTGCACTTGGCTTGACTTCTTTGATGATATGTCCAAATAGGATATCCAATATTCGCAAATACAAGAAAGAAGTCAACATCATAACGATTGGAAACAAAAGAGTCACCCTACACGTCGATGAGCTCATCAGGTTCGATAAGGAGACAAAAATTTTTAATGTTTACGATTTCTTTGATACTCGAGAAATGTCCATGAATGACTCGACAATGTTGATCGATCCTGAGGATGATTTCATTTATCAATTAAATTTATATAAAACACCCCGAGTCGAACACAACAAGACAAAAGACCTTGTGGGAGCCTCTAGGATGACCATGGACCAACTTTTAAGTCCCGACTATGGCCAAGGTATAGCTATGATAAAGATACTACGCATGCTTAAGTCTGCAGGTATCAACGGCAAGTTCGCATGGCAACGCAAAAATAAGAGGTATTATAAGAGACCAAAGATAGAGTTCTTTAGGAGAGTAACATCTCAATCGTTAAGGCCAAAATATTCACTTGAAGAGATATATAATATGGAACAAGCAAAGGAGAAACCATGGAAAACGCTAGAGACGCTACGGAAGAGAGTAGGAACTTAGTCGGCATCATACCAGTCGCAGGACATGAGACATTCGACTTTGACCAACCATGGCCAGATTGCATGATGCCTATTGCTGCGAACTACAATCTGTTGGAAGCAGCCGTTGTAGAGTGCGCTTGGGCTGGATGTAAATCTATCTGGATTGTTGTTAATGGAGACTTTGCTCCAATAATAAAAAAGAGACTTGGCGGATGGTGCGGAGATCCCGTTTGGGCACATAGGACATTCGATAGGAACATTGGAGTTTCTAGAAGAAGGATTCCAATTTATTACGTCGGAGTCAATCCAAAAGACAGGCATAAGAGAGACTGTACATCATGGTCCGTTATACATGGAGCAGTCACTGCTTTCAAGACTCTAGCGAGAATCTCTGACTGGATGATACCTTCTAAGTATTATGTTTCATTCCCTCATGGGTACTTTTCCCCATACCAGCTACGAGAACATAGAAGGATAATTAATTCCAAAAAGAATTGCTATATAAGCTTCAATGGACAGACAGTGAGAGATAACAACTTCATGTCGTTTACATTTGGCAAAGATGAGTGGCTAGACTTTAGGAGAATAATCCGTACAGGAACCGGCCGAAAGCCGCCTGGTTCTACATGGGGAGAGGAAATCTACCTTGATCCATCTCAGATGTGGTCAGCTAGGTGGTTTGGATTGGACAAAGTATTTAAACCTCTCAGTTTGGAAAAATCACATGAGATACCAGTTGATGATTTCCACAATCTCCGAAATTGGGAGGAATATAGAAACTTTCTATGTGCCTCGAGGTCCACAATCGTCAAGAGACCAGAGAAAGAAATTCTTCTAGGCTCTCGGTCTAATCGAGTGTCTGCGGACTATTTAGATTCTGATGAAGGACAAACTTAAATTCAAAAAGCTCTTAAATGAGTTCCGTTCACTAGAAGCTGAATTCGAATACAATAACGAAGTATTGCGAGAGGCAAATGAAGCTTTTGAGTGCACCTACCTAAAGTGGTGCGAAGACAATGGCGTTAACCTAGATAATCTCCAGAAGGACAAAAATAAGAAAGTTATCATAAACAGTCCAACAAAAATAGAATATCCAGAGGACCATTCTAGAATTGAAGTGAAGGGTAAGCAAAAAAAACATAAAGATGTATTTAAGTCTGTCGCCAAGAAAATACACCCAGACAAGGTTGGACAAACCGACCCAAGACACGAAGAATTCACCAATGCGTTTCAAAGAGCAACCGTTGCGATGAATGAAGGACAATGGGGCGAACTCTTTGACGTCATAGATCGATATAAAATCGACATTCCAAACTACGAAGAGGCGAATACATCTCTAGAGAAAGATGTGGTAAGAATGTCCGAGAAGCTTCAGAAACAAAAGACAACCTATGCTTGGCACTTGCAAAACTGTGAGGGAAATCAGGGTTGTATAGATATGGTGGTCAGCGCCTTTCTAAAGCAAGTGTTTGAGTGGGATGGATCAAAGACCCCTTAAGGTCGCAGATCTTGTGACTTCCCGGCTTCAACGAAGCAATCCAAATTATATATTGGGGATAGTCGTCCGCGAAAATTTAACCAGTGGATTTATCGCAGTTCAATGGAGAGATGGAAAAATAAGATATCACCTGAGAAGAGCTCTAAAATGGGTCGCTTGATACTATTTATATGAAACGAAGGAGTGTTATGCAAATTAGTAACAAAGATTTAATTCAGATTATCAAAGAAGAGCTCACAGCTGTGCTTGATGAGAAGAAAGGTAAGAAGCGAAAAGCTGCGAAAAAGAAGAAGCGCAAAAAGAAAAAGAAAGCAAAAGCCAAGAAGAAAGATGCCTGCTATCACAAGGTAAAGTCTCGCTATGACGTTTGGCCTTCCGCATATGCTTCCGGAGCTCTTGTAAAGTGCCGCAAGGTTGGAGCCAAAAACTGGGGTAACTCAAAAAAGGAAGGCTTAGAGGAAGAGTTCCAAAAGCACGACATGTACGACCCTGAGAGCGGAAAGAAGTATGCAGCTGACGTTAAGCAAGATCACACAAGCATGGCCAAAAAGGGTTATACCCACGTCGACCCTAAGAAGATCGAAAAGATCCTCAGAGACGAAGGTGGAGCAGCAGGACTCGATCCATTCTTCAAAGAGTTTGGGAAAGAACAAGAGAAAGACATCCTTAAGACCCTTGAAGATATGCCGTCAGTAAAGAAGCACCAAAATGGTGACTACATCTTGGACGATAATAAAGATGTTGACCTATCTGAAAAGAAGCTTACCAAAAAGGACAAGCAACAAAAAGAAAAATTCGCAATGGGGATGAAGAAGAATATGAAAGGTTTCAAAAAAGATTATGGTTCTGATGCAAAGTCCGTAATGTATGCAACTGCAACTAAAATGGCGCAAGAAAAAAAATGAACATAACCAAAGAAGATTTACAACGAATCATAGAGGAAGAGCTCGAAGCTGTTCTCGATGAAAAATGTCAAAAAGGTTATAAGACTCACGAGAAGAGAAAGACCAAGAAGATGTTTGGAAAGACATATCGCAACTGCGTAAAAGCAGAAGAAGGCCAAGAGCTAGATGAAGATATTGACGAAGCCAAGGCATACCATTGGGATGAACCCGATTGGGAATATGGCGGCGGTTATGGTGAAGGAACTCTCGAGGAAAAGAAAAAAAAGAAGAAGAAATCAAAAAAGAAATCAAAAAAGAAAAAGAAAGCTGGAACTGAATCTGGGAAAGAATCTTCCCTCCGTGACTGGTTTGGTCGCAAAGGAGCCAAAGGCAAGAAGAAAGGCTGGGTCGATTGTAATGCCCCCGACGGTAAAGGCGGATACAAGTCTTGCGGCCG